GAAATCAGTATCAAGGGTAAAGAGAATAACCCTGTGACTAGTCCTCCGTGGAGGATCGGCCGCTCCGCCCAATGATGGGTGAAGTAGGTTAGGTTCTCTATAGCAGTTCTAGATTTGTTGGCCATCTCACGTTCAACCAACGCCTTGAAGGCGAGGATGACGTAACCGATGGCAGAACTCATCGGGAGCCGCGCTACGGATTCGAACCAACTTTCGGCAAATGCCGCCAGTTGGCGTCCGTTACGCATAAGCCCCGATGGGCCAACAATTGTCACATACAGTATCATCATAAAAGTAGGTGTGACCGAAGGTCGCACTTTCTTAAGTGATGCTACTGCATTCTCAACTTGCTTCGGAAAAGCGATCCAACCGCGCTCGAAGAGGTGAATGACCAAGACAGGGAACAGGTAGAGATTTCGGAAAGTCGACAGGAGTAATCCTGGACCGACCGCCGATAGCTCTCCCCGGGTTCCACTTACCCAACGTTTAGCAAATTCAATGAGTCCAACCTCTGAGCAAATAGATTTGCTCAGGTTGATCGGAACTCCTAAATGTCGCATCAACGCTTGATAATGCTCCGCTACCGCACGGTCCGCGATGACTAAATCGTCACCGAGGATCGCGTAGTAGGGGAACCAAGTAGTCCATCCCGCACGCATAGCAGCTAGCTGAACAATCACATGGTGACTGAGAGCCAGCATCGCCCAAGAGCTTAAAGCTCCTATCGGTTGCCCGACTGCGTACCGAATGGCCTTACCCTGAAACCACCAATCTCGATCCAACAGCCCCTTCCAGGCTCGAGCAAATCGTTCCCCAAAGAGGATCGATAAAACTTGAACCTGGAACGCGATTGGAAGGCGATCCGTAGCAGCTGAGAGATCAAAGGAAAAGGAAGGAACGCCTAATCGGACCCGTGGGAGAACCCACTCTTCGATCGGTTTCCACTGATCGAAGGTACCATCTTGCTCAATTGTTTTGAGCATAGAGAATAGGGCATCATGGAGCGGACGCAGCGAAAGCTGTGTCCAATAATCCGTGATGGCAACGATTCGACGTTTCCCTGCACCATCCTTGTTAAGGGCGGATAACCGCCCTAGCTTAGAAGGTACAACCTTTAAACCTTTAATCATGACCAGAACTACCATCCCTGGAATAGAGATTAGCTGGATCGTGAGTAACCAAACTAGCGCTAGGTATTGTCGGTTGATAACCATAAACGTTAAAAGATGAAACCACTGACGTGGATTCTCAATTATCGCAATGGCATCAGCCCCTGCAAACCAAGTAGCTCGGGGCCCGTTAGGGCCCGCGGACTCACTGATAAACCAGGAAAGACCTTTAACAGCCCGTCGAGGGAACAGAGAGAGAACCCGCCCCAGCTCATTAATATCGAGCAATGGGGAGATCCCGTTAAAAGGATCTGTGATCGTAGCCAAATCAGGCTTCGCCACAAAGTTCAACACTCTGTACATCGACAGGACGGTTAACACAGCCCGGACCACCAGAGACGCTTCGATACCACCATGCACACGAAAGTGATGCATGATGGCGCGAAGTGGACCTGGGATAATCGTAGGCAGACCTGCTCGACTTAAATGCACCCGCGGGGCGCCCTTTGGTAGGGCGCGACGCTGATGATTTAAGAAGGCGATAACGTAAGCGACAGCCTCCTTTAGGTATAAAACCAGGAATTTCTTCCCGCTTTTACGCCATAAAAGAAGCATACGCTCCGTTAACAGCTTGAAGCCACTCATGTGTCTCACTAAACCTACGGACAGGATCAGAAGACGGGTCATTCCCCAGATTTCTCCAGGGGATGCCCACTTCCGATTTACAATGGCAG